AACACTTAAGTTTTCTGCCCAGATCCGATTGGCATTGATATATCCAAAACTACCATTATCGACATACAAACCACGCGGAATAACAGTGCCATTTGGCAAAGTCACTGGCTTATTTTGCAGTGTCATTAATGGCTTTGGCTCTATACCGTCAATACCCACAGGTGTGCCAAATTGGATGCAATCATAGTTAAAAATGAAAGTAGAAGTCGTACCATCATTCATTGATCCATGACCAGAAACATGGCCATTTACATCGAACTTTGTAAACTGCTGAGCATAGATGCCATCAACACTTTCACTGACATTTTGAATAGACGCACTATTCTCACCGACTTTTGTATTTAACGTTTCCGTTACTTTAATCGTTGAAGAAATAGCACTTGAATTTGCCTCGAGCTGGCGCTTGAATACGGCATTGTTCTCATTCATCTGAGCAGAAAGCTGTTCAGTAAGTTTAGCTTGGGCCAAATCGCCTTCAATACGTGCAGATTGCTCTGACCATACGCCTGCATAACCTCCTTCATTTCCGATTAAGTCAGATTCTGACCCGATAAATGGAGGATTGATTTGCGCGTAAACTCCATCAATCCTTGTAGTTTGGGCAATAACTTTGTCATCTACATTCTTAATATCAGACTTAACTTGCTCAAGTGCACCAGTTGATGCCTTATCGTCAAGCTCAAGATTAATTAAATCAATCGCTTCAGCATTTGCAGATGACTGCTCAACTGCTACCTGTGCAGATTCACGTACAGTTGCAAGAGCACTATCATTACTTGCGATATAGTTATCTATTTTTTGAACAGTTACCCTATCACCATCAATTCGAGCTTGAACCTCTTGCTGTGCATAAGCCTGTAAGTTATTTAACTCAACTGCTGTTGTATCAATACGCTTACTAAGTGCTAAGTCTCCTTCAATCATTGCTGATTGGATAGACCATGTGCCAGCAAAACCTTGATCATTACCAATTAGATCTGATTCAGAGCCAATCAATGCAGGATTCAGTTGTGCATACACACCATCTGTTTTTTCAGCAACAAGCGAAAGATCATTAGCAACAACCCGAATACTTTCTTGAGCAGCTGCAATTCCCTCGTCACTTGACTGTTTAACGGTATTTACAACTTTAAGAACACTTTCATCACCATCAATAATTTGCTGTGAAAGGCCATCCGATGCCTGCTGAATAGCGTTTTGACGATCAACGACTTCTTGTGCAATCCGATCTTTCGTATTTTGAATATCTTGCTTAAGTGGACCTATTTCAGCATCAATAGTCTCAATATGATCAATCTTGGTTTTAAGATCCTGACTAAGTTGTGTTTCACTGATTTGATCGTTCAAGAGCTCAAGAACATCTGTTGCATCGGCAGAAGTTGTCGCATGAGTCCAGTCCGACCATGGCCCAATATTTCCAATCCTGTCGATCAAGCGACCACGATAGAATTGAGTTAAATTTGGCTGTAAACCTTGCAAAGTATGTGTTGTCGTTGGATAAGCAAATAAACCCAATTGAGCAATGTTGCTTGTTCCATCTGGTGAAACTTGAATCTCGGTATAAGCCGTATCAAGTGCGCCAGTTGCAGGGAAGCCCCAATTTAGGCGCATACCAAACAAAATACCTGTTGCTTGGATGAACGCTAAAGCTGGTGGCAAACCTTGCTTGCCATTAAGCTTAGTGACAACTGAATAAGTTGGTAAAGAGGAAATATCCGAAGCATTAACCGCTGTAACTTTTGCTTGATAGTTGCCAGCATAAATACCCGGCAACTCAATTGAGTTATTGCCAGTAACTGGCAGCTTAATCCAGCTACCATCATCTTTCCGCCATTCAACCAGATACTTAACCGCACCTTTTGCTTGCGTCCAAGACACAACCATGGTGGCAACATTAATACCTTGATCCACCCGATCTTCGCTTGTAATCCCAATATTTGAAACTGGTTCTTGAATATTGGGATTAACAATTGAAATTGGCACATCGATATAATGAGCGCCATGATCAATTGCATCAAACTTTTTCGGATTGTACTCAAGCGCTGTAATAGTAAATTGATGTGAATCACTTTGAACTACTGACAAAACCCTAAATTTAAGCGTTGCCAAATCTTGAGCATCAATAATCCATACGTTTTGAGGTGCAATTTCATCAAAAGCTACAGAAACAGTTATGACGCGGCCTGTAATTGCTTGGACAATACGAGTTTGAGCTTTCCCGTTTTCTCCATTAATGATGAGTCTATCACCCGCTACTGCGACCACATCATCACGGTCAAGAGTAATGCTTTTTCGATCTGCTGAAATTGCAGAAATGCGACCACCGTTTGCTCTTCCAGCAAAAATAGGATCTGCAAATTCAATCACTTTACCCGGCAAAGGAATATGGCCGTCTAATCCAACTTTAAAAGTCACAGTACGTGTTTCAAGTTGTTCAGACTTTAAAGCCCACAAGCCTGCTCGTTGTGCTTGCCCACGCGATGTGCACCCCCACGCATCAAGTTCAAGTAAGCGCACCTGTTTCATTTCAGAAATGGCTTTCTCATCACGCACAAATTCATATTCAGTCTTATAGTGATTGGCTGGGTTATCCCAAGCTACTTTTACTGCATTATGTCTATCACGGGCACGTGTACCATTATGATCCGGCTCCCCGATAATATTTGCACGGGTATATGTGAAATAGGTATCTTGTGGAATATCAGCATCACAAACAATGCTATCCCCATCCCAATAAGTAATAGCTCGAAAAACACCAGCTAATTTTGTAAGAATGCTATAAGCATCTTCAGCGCTCTGAAGATAAATGTTACATGTGAAACGTGGTTCTTGACCGCCCAACCCGTCTGGTACCAACTCATCACAGTATTGGGCTAAACGGTATAAAGACCATTTATCAAGCATTCCATCTGTAATTCGCTCACCAATTCCGTAGCGCTTAGATGTGCAAAGATCATAGTAAATCCATGCAGGGTTGTTTGAATATGCGCGTTTAAAAGTGCCATCCCAAAACCCAATGTATTCGCGGGTTTCAGGGTTGTAATTTGTCGGTACCTTAATTTTTACGCCTTTCAAATCAACCGCAAGTTTTGCGACTGATCCACCGAATGTTTCAGCATCGTATTGCAATGAAACTAATGCTGTATTTGGATAGCGTAATTTCGCGTCTATTACTTCAGTAACAGCCTTAACATACATTTTGTCGCTGATATATTCAGAAGTTGAATTTGGCGTGATTCGGCGAACACGAACCAGCCAGCCTGAATCGGCTTTGGGTAAGTCAATACGATGTGGACGCTCATAATTATCAGATGTTTTATCTGAAATTTTTGCTCTTAATACTTCTGACCATGCACCACCATCAGTTTGCAAGTCCACCGCGTATTCAATGGTATAGCCAGTAACATCACCCGTTGTTGGGTCTTGGTTGCGTAGTGGACCCCAACGTAATCGTAATCTAACCGCATCAAGATCAAGGTTATTAAAAGAACGTACCCAAGGTGTAGATGATTTAAGCTCTACGTCAATCGGGATTTCATTTTCAACTGCCGGGAAGCCTTCAATGTATTCTTGATCGTTTGTTCCGGATCTAAAATTAACAGTAACGTTTTCAAAGTTCTTGTTGCCGTTTTCATCTTGCAACGGAGTATCTTCAAGCAAAATTGATTGATAGCCGTTTGCTAATCCCTCGACTTCACCCTCCGCTAGACCAATCAACTCTTTAATATAAGTTTTAGATTGTGCGGAGTCCGGTGCAACTACTGGTTGTCTTGGTTGCTGATTTCCCTTTTTAGCGCCTTTTACCATCGCTGTCATATCAAATCCCACGCAATAAAAAAGGCGCTAGAAAGCGCCTGTTAAATAATTAAAAATTACATCTGATCTTCAGGATATTGACCAGCACTTAATACGAAGCCGCCGACTTCACGTCTACCATAGAGAATCGGTACTGGATAACCTTGAGCGGCTGTTGTAACCGCACTACCAAAACCAAAGTTTGCCCGGTTCCCGTCTTGGTTTTGATTTTGATTAGTTTGGGCTTTCGGCATGAGCATTGATGCAACACCTCCCATAGCCATGCCTGCACCAGCGCCAATTAATGCAACACCGTAAGCTGAAGACGTACCGCCAGTCATCACACCTGCAACAATCAGAACTACTCCAAGAACTAATTGTAAGACTCCACTATTACCACCAGCTCCCATTACACGCGGGACGATGTGAATAATGTCGGCTTCAGTAGACATATCAAGCTGCTCTTCACCGATATTGTCACCAGTGATTACGCGCTTGGTTTCATGGTCATAAATTGCTGGTCGCTTCTTGCCACGCTTATTGCCTGAACCTTTGCCTTTAAGAAAAATTGCAAAAGCCAACCCCTGCTCATGGGCATGTGTCATGAAGTGCTCAAAGCCAGCGATCTGAACTGATAAAGCACGCATGGCTTCACGCGTATTTGCGACATCGAGCTTAAATTCACGACCAAACTTTTGGCCCAAGATGCCGTACAACTTAATTGTTTTTAACATCTCTATGCCTCAAGATTTTTACCGTGCGATCTTTCCACTGTTGGCCATAAATTTCGCGTACTGACTTTCTGTTATACGGATGATGCAGAATTAAGCTTGAACCTATGCATTGCTCAGTTTGCTCCGATTTAAGCTGCCCATTATTACCCAACCATATAACTGCATGATTTGGATGCTCGGTACGCCCAACACGACAAACAAGCATATCGCCATACTGCGGTGTATCAACTTCAAAGAAACCTGCTTTTTCGTAATTTTCAAGGTAAAGTGATGGATGGTCTTTATCTTCCCACCATGCATCTTTACGCTCGAAATCCTTCAGCTCTACGCCCAATTCACGACTATAAAAATCACGAATCAGTGCATAGCAATCTTGCCAACCGTGAAAATAATTACGCCCCACTAAGGGGGCGCGATAACCACAAGGTTCATAAACTTGAAAATCCAGATCCGGATATGAACAAATTACCCACGGCTTTTGATGTAATTCAATTTGAATTAAGTCTAGTTCTGAGGCTCTTGTGGTTCCGTCAGGGTGTGAATGCACATACGCTAATATCTCGCCCTGGTCTTCTGCTATAGCTAAATCTTCTGGATGGATTTCGAATTGATCAGAGTTTTTAGAAATATTGCGACAAGGAATATATTGCTTATCAATAATCACCCCACAGCACTCGTGTGGATAGCATTCATCCGCATGGGCCATGATTGCTTTTTTAAGTTTTGCTGTAAGCTTCATTTAGAAAAACCCCTTACAGTTTCCACATTTTGTGCACTTCCGCTGCTTTTGAGTTGGATAAGTAAGATATACTTGACCAGTTGGTTCAAAAATCCCGCCACAAGGGCAGCTAAATTTAATTAAATAAGCTTTTTTCTCTTTAATCTTTCTTAATCTTAGAATGACAAAGTGAACCGCATAGCTTAAAAAATGAATGATTAGCGCCCCCACCATCCCATAAAATATTCCTGAAAAAATATTCATAAGACCTCACAATAAACTTGAAGCTGAAAAACCGCCGAACGGCAATGGCTTATTTTCACCGAACCGCAAGCGGCAAGACCGCAGGCGCCCACCACATCGATCAAGTGCCGGATTATCAGTTGGCTCATCTTTATCAGTGAACATTGCTACACCTGTGTAACCACATTCCTCGCCCCGGTACTTCCCGACCATGCACCAATGACAAAGTGAAGTTATTTGGCGAACTGGGATTTTCAAACCCTCAAAATCGATTGGATTGGACAGCTCGAAAGTCACTTGTTGTGCATTTTCAGATGTCTTTTGCTCGATGTACCAGATTTGCTCTTTTGATTCATTCGATGCAGTTGGATTGCCTTCTGTGAAGTTTTCAGCATCTAAGTATTTAGCAAGTGTGGTAATCACTTTAAGTTTTGCACCAGCAAAGTCTTTAAACTGCAAACAGTAAGCAGAAACAGCATTTTGAATGCCGTTGATATTGTTGGCCATGCTTAAAGTTGGCGCTGAAGCTTTACCATCTGAACGCATTTCAAGCCCAGATACTTCCAAAGCCATAGGCTCAAAAACTTGACCCTGCCAGATAATATTGCGGTTCCATACCTTCTGGTCACCAACATCGAATATCTTTCCAATGCTGCCAGAGTCGGCACCAATTAAACCTTCGGAACCAATTGAAGAGTAGATTTTCTCCCAGTCTTGAAAAGAAATATGTCCATGAAAACGTAAAATGCCAGCACCTAAGCTGCTGGCATCTAGTTCATACAAATGGATTAATCCATCAACATACAGCTTCTGGAAATCACTATTCAGGGTCATAAGTCACCTCGTCATAGATTGGATTTCCATCTTTGTCTAAGACTGGCACATCATCAAAAACAGGATTTCCTTCACTATCTACTGCTTGCACCCATTCGAATACTGGTTCACCATTTTCATTAATGACTGGTTGATTTGATAGGATGGGTGTGCCGTTTTGATCAGTTTGAATGTGGGTTACTGGCTTTTTATAGTTCTTGCCATCCACAATTACAGCTTTTCCTTCATCATCAAATAAATCTTCATATTTAGTGATGTAAGTCAATTGCGGTGCATATTTTACTTGCTGGACCATACGCGGTTGTTTTTCAGTACGTGGAATTTTTCTGACGATTGTCTTTTTAATACTGTTTAAACGAATGTCGATCCATCGCGGCTCACCATTTGCATTGTTCGGAATATCGATTGGTGCATCGAGATTCGCAACAATATCGCCTTCATCATTTAGCTTTTTCTTGAATGTCTTAATTTCAAGATCACCGTTTTCTAAAGTTTGATATTCAACTGCACAAATCTTATTACCGTGAGTGTCAGTTGGAATTTCTATCCACCAGCCTTCTTTAGCAAAACCAGATGATCCTTTAACAAGGTAATGACCAATGTCTGGTTTTTCAAAAGAAAGTGGCTGTTCAGCAGCTTCATCATTTGGTTCAATTTTATCTGCAAATAGCTTTACAACTGGTGAAGCATTCTTTAAAAACCCGTTTGCATCTACTGTTGTATTTGCTGTTGTCTTGACGACAATTCTATCCGTGTTTTGACCAATTGTACCATCGGGGTTCCTAATCCTAGATACGCTTATCTCATGTTGATCCGCAGTTGGCAATCTAAGTATGCCGTTATACGCTGCTCCGAACTGCTGCCCATAAACAATTGCGGGTTGGTTATCTATCGTAATGAAGCCTTTTCTCAATGCAGATAACAAAGTATCGTTAGTAACATACACTGCATTCTCACCAAGCCCAAACGCACCAACCTCCATCACATTGCCTGCATTCACTCCAACATAACGACTTGCCGCATGATTCCAATTGGCAAAGTTTTCATTTATTTTTGCGCCTGTTGAACGGAATGTATCACCGCCTGCGCCAGTCGGTGCCGTACCTAGATTTACTGTTTGAATTGTCATTTTCTTACTCGCATAAAAAAGCCCCCAAAAAGGGGCTTTAAAGGGGTTTAAATTAAGGGTAAAAAACTTGGGTGAATGTCGTAGAGATTTGCCAAACATCACCGCCCAAACAGCGGGGTTGATATTCTCCAGCTTTAACTCTAACTTCACCGTCTAAAGGTGAATCCCAAAGAAACGAGTCAGCTCCTTTATGGTCATCAAAGAATGCTTTGATTTGCATAATTTCGGCTTTATAAGCCGTTCTTTGATAAGTCCATTCACCAGATCGGTTATTGATACCTACAGCAATGTTTTGTTCATAACCATCACCAAACTTAGAGGACAAAGTATTAAAGCTCTGCGAACCTGAATTACCTTCTAAATCTTGGCACCAAGTGAATTTACGATTACTCATCTTTTTTTGACCACTCAACTTTCATACTTACCGGACTATCTTTAAAACGTTTTTTGCAACTTTCTAGATCATTCGTATCTTGATCTGGAGCGAATAAACCTGCCCGCCTACTTTCACGAACTCCCCATTCTTTTAATTGCTTGTCCATTAAGTCAGCAATTTTAGAACTCTTAGATTGTTTTTTAAAAATGAGGGTGAATGACAATCCAAAGACGAAACCCGTTGCATATTCAATTAGATTAAAATCAATTAAATTTGCACTTATGTAGAAAACTACAGCAATCAATAAAGCAAGCAGAAAAGTCATAATGTACTTTTTCACTTTTGTACTCCCATTAAAAAACCCACTCAAGAGAGTGGGTTTATTTGGTTTTAAGTGGTTAAACTTGGGTAATTAACGTCTCACAAGATTAAACAAGACACCGCCTTGACGGCTTTCTCGTCTAGCCCAATCGTTCATTGCATTATTCAGAGATTCAGCAATTTGCTTTTGCCCTTGTGTATTGACGCTTGCGGCTCCATCAGCAAACGTAATCTGCTGACTGATTTGCACATTGCCCTCACTAGACCCGTTTTGACGATTATTTAAATAATTCGTCAAATCTTTGTTCTGTTGAGGGTTTAATACACGTTCACCACCATCTAAAAGCCATGTACCTTCACGCGGGATATTATCTATACCGTTGTGGGCCATACCAGTTAAACCAATTGCTTTAATATTGCCAATAATGCTTGCCGTTTCCGCGGCAACGGTTGCAGCAGCAGCCAAATTGGCAGGGAAAGGCAAACTCATTGCATTTGCAATGCCCTGCTGGATTGTGATCATTGACTGAGCGATAGCAAAACCCTTTTGGATAGCAAACATTGCTTTATATGCAGCTGACTGCTCCCCAAATACAGTTTTCATCGTATCTGCGGTTGATTCTGCTATTGATTCACCATACATAAAATGTAGACTTAATCTATCTTGAAGATATTTTTTTTCAGCAGCTAAGTTAGCTGCTCTAGCCTCATCTTCTGTAATGTTGTTCCACTTCAATGCATCCGCAATTACTTTCCTTCTATCCTCTAACTCTTTATCTAGATTGAAGTACTCCTCAGAACCATTAAGTGAAGATGACATAGATTGGAAATTCACATATGCATTTCTTCTACGGCCTTCATACTCATTATCTTCCGCTCTTGCTGATGCATTAAGTAGGCCGGCGCGTATTTTTGCATCACGAACTTTTTCAATCTCTTGCCGTTCAAGTTCATACCGTCGTGTGAGTGCTTTTGCTTCATCCATATAGCTTTCTTCAATCTGGAACAATTGTTGTTCCTGACTAAGCCTCAAAGATTTAAGCTCATCATCACGCTGCTCATCTAAGGACTTTTTGCGTAAAGCTCGCTCCTCCTTAGACATCCCAACTTTCGCATCGACACGGGCTTTTTCAATTTCAAAAGTCTTTGCTAACTTTTGCTCTTCTGACCAATTCCAAGCATCTAAGTCTTGTTGATATTCAAGCAAATATACTTGTTTGCGTGCAGCACTAATTTGCTTAGCTTCTTCAATTAAGCGTGATCTATCAGCTGATGGTAGTGATGCTTCGTTAAATCGTGCTAACTCTTTAGTTAGATCAGCTTCAATTCTTGTAAATTCAGTTCCATAGTCATATAGAACTTCTTTAGCTAATTTTGCCTGTTCTGCAATTTTACGATTTAACTCTTCTTGTGCTTTCGCTGCAGCCTTAGCTGCTTCAGCAACCTTGTTTTGCTTATCTAGCCAATCTTGTGCACCCTTTGTGGCAACAGTATTTGTCGTGTTGGCTTGATTTTGTAAGTCAGATAATTTTGCTGTAGCCTTAGATACTGAGTCATCAAACATTTTATCTGTAGTTTTGCTTAAATCTTCAATTACAGACAAATTATCCCGATAAGCCATCTTGATATAGCTGTTTTCGGCTCCTGATGTAGCACCCGCTGTAATGAAACTTTTAGCAATTTGGATGCCAGGCAACTTGTCAAACCAACTACTTTGTTGTGCTGCTTGATTAGTTAGCTTAAAAGAATCTAATGCTTGATTAGTTACACCAGCAATACTATTTGCAACCAGATTCAAGGCCGCCCACACACCATAAGCAATAGCCGCAACCCCTTTCAAAGAATTAGCTAAAACTTCACCAGCATCAGCCATTCCACGAGCTTTCTTATCTCCATCACTTAAAGCATCTGAAATGTTAACTAAAGCAGGAATAACCGAACTTAAAATCTGTCTTTTAAGGCCTTCATACTGCATATCCAACATTTTAGTCTGGACTTGAAGCTCTCTAGAAGCCTTCAGAGTTTTCTCATCCATGATGATGCCAGCACGTTCAGCTGCCTCACCCCATAGACGCATACCTTCGGCATTGTTCTTTAACAAAGGTAGCAATAAGGTAGAGTCAGATGCCATGCTTTCCATTAAGAACGACATTTGGTCTTGAGAAAGATTGGCCTCCTCCATTTTCTTTACAAACAGACCCATTGACTCCGGGCCTGAAAGTTTAGAAAGTTCTTTAGCCAACTTCATAGCGCCATCTGCGCCCTTCTCTGTTTTAACAGCAACTTGTTCCATGAAGTCAACTAGTGGCCCAGATCCAGCAGTTAGGAAGTCACCAAATCGTTCATTCCAATCTTTCATGATGTCACTGAGCTTTTCAGCTTCAATACCCATCATTTGGGCGCCTACAGCCATTTTCTGAAAATCAGCTACTGACGTTTGGCTCAAATAAGCAAAGCGCTCTAATTCCGCATTATGCTTTGCCATTGTGTCAGCCATTGCAATTATGGCAGTTGTTGCTCCTGCAATAGCTGTAGCAGCAATGGTGCCATATGACGCAATGAAGCCCTTCATCTTAGTAAGACTACCTTTGAGCTGACCTTCTGCTTGCTTTAATGGCTCGGTGAATTTGCCAAGTCTGACAAGTAAATCAAGAGTTAATGTTCCTAGTTTAGTTGCCATCACTTTTCTCCAGCCAATAAAAAACCCGCTTTCGCGGGTTAAGTAGTTTTTAAGTTCTAGGGCTCTTTGAATCCCTCAACATTAAAGATAAATTGCTTTGTTCCTTCCTGAAAGAAACTAGGCTCAACTATAAGTTTCTTTGATACTTTCAGTTTTTCGATAAGCTTCTTAGTAGTTGCTTCACTCTGTACAAATAAGACATCTGTATCATGAGTATCACTGCCAACCATTGTTACAGCTTGAATATTCCCACTATCAAATTTGAAATTTACCTTACAACCATCAAAGCTTGAACAAATGAATTGGCCCTTTGTGATATTAATAATTAAATCAGTCCCACTTTTACCCTTTCGAACTGTCAAGACTAGGTTTGATCCCCCATTGTAAGGAAACTCAAATTCAGCTTGGTTAGTACTTATCGTGCGTGTTGATCTTGTTTCAGTTCCTCGCATCTCATCTTTAGAAACGTTATTAAACCAATTTTCAGGTTTTATAGGTTCTGAAGTGTCATTTGATGCTTGAGCACTATCTTGTGTATTATCTTGCTTAACTGTTTTATTGGGTTCCGCAATTTTCCCAATTACAGCAAAGAAAATCATAAGCACAAAAAACCAAAGGATTATCTTTAGAAAAAGACCCATTTTCTTTACTTTTGCACCACACATTGGACAAGCTGTAGCCTTGTCACTTACAGGTGCCCCACATTCTTTACATGGTTTTATAGCCATAGTTACCCCCTTATTTTTTAAGAGGATAGCACAGGGTGTAAAAAAACCGCTATCTCTAGCGGTTCTTGATCCTTAACTACGTTAAGCAACTTTACTTAAAGGCTTATCCAAGCGTTCTTTCATTTGAGACATTGGTGCAACTGTATAGTTCATTGATTGAAGTGCTTTTACAGCTACTGCCTCAATTAACTGTTCGCACTTAACTTTATCAAATTTGACTTGGGCTTGTTGCGTTAAATTAATTACATTACTCATAGCGGATCCTTTAACTTAATTCTAGTTCTTAAAACGGAAGGCCAACCACCGTGGCCCCTCGAATTGAACTGATAAATTAAGTTCATCTAAAGCCTGCGAAGCAGCGGTTAAGCCTACATGCAGTTGTGTTAAGTATTCTAATGTTGAATCATTACGCGCATAAACTTTAGTACAACCAGAGTTTGCGCTTTCTGCTAAGAAAGTAGCTACACATGAAGCCAATACTTTAGCATTGAAGACATCATAATCTTCTTTTGATAATTGCTCAATAGAAGGACAAAGATCAATTGACATTAGTTTTAATGTAATTTCGTTACCAACTTTAACCTTAATTACTTCAACTAAAGCAATAATTTTGCCCGCATCGTCTTGCATACCAAAGAATGTAGACTGATTAATGCGTTCAGAATAATTACCAAAAAGATTGCTAGAAATAATTTGTGCAAAATTACTTTTTAATAAAAATAATCGCTCAGAGTCGAAGCTAGAATCTTCAGCTTCTTTTAGCCACTGATCTTGCAGATGACAAAGTAATGGTTCAGTTAATGTAATTTTGTTCAATGAAGTGCACCCTTATTATTTCCCATAAAGTATTTAATGCCTTAAATTTATATTTCAAGGCATGCTAATAATATTAAAGGAATATGTTTATTTCACCACATTAGATTTTAAGAAGCTCTCCAAATCCTGTGGCTCAGGTTTGCTTTCATGAGGCATGTAATTTAGAGCATCAATCTTGGTGCCTTTTTTAACTTTAGAAGATATATAAAGTGCAAATAGGTTGCCAATTGCTTGCTCTATTCGTCGGCCAACAAATAAAGATCCACGTTTCTGGCGGTATGCCCACCAGATGTGGAATTCTTCGTTAGTTATTTTTTGCTTCGCTTCTGCGATGGTGCTTCCACCGATTCCGCAACTGACGAGTTCGCACCAGAATTCATTCCGCTTGAGCTCTTCTTCATCAACTTTCCCATGAAGTTGTTCACTTCATCTGAGACAGCATAAAAAGCATTGCAAACCGAAACATCGCAATCTAGCACTTCATCAATTGATTTGAAGAATGGTGAACCTTTTGCATCTTCGCAAATTGACCCAAGGATGCGCGCAGCTTGTAATCGGATACCATCAATGCTTTCAAGCTTAGAATTTTCCAAGTCTTTAGGATCGAACTTCCATTTATAAGCCTTTAAAATCTGCTCTTGGTCTTTGAATGAAAGCTTACGAACGAAAACTTGCGCTTCGTAGTCTTCCCCATTTAAAGAAAAATGCACCGTCTTTTCGACTGGTGCACCTTGAGAAAGACTAACTTTTTTAAGATTGGCTACTGATAACTTTTTCATCTTTCACCTTAAGCTTTAGGAATAATCTGAACACCAGTGCTACGCTGCATAGTGACTTGGTAGCTTACGAGTGAGTCAGCTTCAAATGTTGGGGTTGAAGGAGCAAGTGTTGCTTGGAATGACCAGAAGGTACGAGTAGTTGGCAAAGTTACAGTGCCAGTTGTGAGCGTTGGTTCTGCTGTGCCATCGCTACCACCAATGTAAATTGTTAAAGGGGTACGAGCAGTTGCCAATTCCAAAATTTTTAAATGACTTTCTTTTTCTGGATCTAGGTTAAAAGTAATAGAACCATCACCCGGATCATTCAAGCCTGTTAGGTATGCTTTAGAATCAGTTTCTTCTAAGCATGTGTTTTCAATCTTGCTTGTGCTATCACTACCAAGATCAATACCAGTGATACAAACGGCTTTCGTGATAGCTGTGCCATCGAATAGAAATACATTTGTGCCTTGTGTGCGCATTACAGTCATGAGTCATTCCTCAAATTTTAGGCAATAAAAAACCGCCTTTCGGCGGCATTGGTTTGGAAATAATTAACCCCGCACTTGGCGGGGTTTAATGTTTGTTGGAATCTATGGTTTCACCCTGTATGCCTTTGCATAGTTTCAGGATGCTTTCGGCATGCAGTGTAATGTGTCGATGGTTTGGCTTGGTTCGCTCAATATCAATAGCTATTAGCATTGCTGCGCGCAGGTTTTCTGTCGGCTCTACACTTTCAAAAATGTAGGTGTCGTTATGAATAACAATATCGGCATAACCATCTTCTTCTGTGCTTGGTCTGCACTCCACCACAATGTAAGCAGGAACATTATTTGTCATTATCTTTATCCTCATCAAAATCTAAGGATGGTTGCGCTTCCTTAATCAGATCATCCAATTCTTTAAGCATAGCTGGCTTTGTTTGCTTACCATGGATTGATAGAAAGCTTGCTGCGCCTGACAGAGATTGGGTAATCAGCTCAAGTTGTGCTGAAAGCTTGCCAATGCGTACCTGTAGCCCATCTTTGAGTTGACGAGCCAATTCCTCTTGCTCGATGTAGTATTTGCGGATCTCATGACCTTTTTTATTGCGCTCCATCATCCCAAGGTGTTTGGTCATATCCACCGAGATGATGTACTCAATTAGGTTTTGTCCTGTTTTTGAAAGCTCCTCTTTTTTGAGGAGCTTAATAAAATCAAAATTCTCTTCAAAGCCACATTGTTTAATGCGTCGCTTAATCCAATCCGAAAAGTCCGTCTTAACCTCTAACATTTTATGTAGGTCACGCGCATTCACGCCGAGTTGGACTTTTCCATTTAATTCAACTTCGATAAATGGAGTTTGATTTTCAATTTTCACAATTGCATTCATTGTCATGCTCCGACCACTCATTGAATAAAAGAACACTGGCAGGAAGATGCAATGAGTAGTCGAAACGACCATCTTCTTTTCGGGGATCAGCCTAGCCAGTGGTTGCCTGAATTTCAGGCATAAAAAAACCTGCCACGAAGGACAGGTTTGATTTAGGTAAATTCTTTAACGGCTTAAAAACCAATTTGCGTCAAATCCACGAGCAAAAAGCTTTGTGTCTGTTTCGTAGTTGCTTATTCGCGGATTTAAGATATAGCTTTGTGTTTCCAAAGCCTTTCTAATTGCTTCACGCGCCTCATAGGCACGCTTTTGGTTAGTGTCGTACACAATCACCTGATACATGACATGATCAGTCTTAGCGGGGCAATCAAGGCTATTTTCAGCACTTCCACCTACCTCTTGCCAAACTGCATAAGGTGTAGGCGTATCCAAAGGTGCTAAATCCTCATAAACACGTAAATCAGTGCCTAAAATAGCCTTAACCGCAGCATCTGCATTGAGAGTTCGATAAATTGGAAGAAAGCTCATAGTTTTGCTAATTCCTCATCTAGTGCAATACTGAATGCCTGACTAAAAGTGTCTGTGACCTTTTGAACATTATTTGCAAGTGCTGGACGCATGAATGGAGTTGCAGGCATATTTGAAGTACCAAGTTCAACATATTTCCAGTGGCGAGTATCACCACCTTTAAGTGCTATAGTGTTTTCAGGCAGCTCTTGTTTCGGCTCCCCTTTCTGAACAAACTCGATTACCCATTCCAATGTGACATCGCCCATCTTAGGGCTACCCATCACATCAACAAGAATTAACTCTTTAAAGATACGCTCCGCTACGTCAGCCACTTTGGGGAATAATGGCTTACACGGCATTAACGATTGTTTAGAAACAATACGAGTCGCCCAGTCTGGGCAAGCTGTAGTCCAGATAGGTGACATTGAAGACATAATTTAGCTCATCAATTGATTATCTAAAGTTGCAAACTTTCCTGATTTACTACCTTCTCTTGCAGTTTCTGCTTTGGTTTCTTTCTTGCCCTTTTCGGCCACTTTGCCGTGAACGTATGGAAGGGCGGCTTGAGCTGCCCGGACTCTTAAAGCCATATCTTCAACAGGATCACTGTAGACAGACTCTAAAAACTCTAATGGATCTGCAAGATTCTTAGCGGCCTGAATAGTTGTATTGGTTGTTAACGGTTTAACGTCATGTTTAACAACTTGCTCAGGCGTGGCTTTCTCAAGCCGTTCAAGATAAGCAATCACATCAGGATCTTTTGCTAAACGCGCACCTGCCGCAGATGCAGTTTTTTCAGGGCATCCAGCCAAAATAGCCGCTTCTTTATTATCTTTGCCTTTTCGTTTTGCAAGGGCAAATGCCTTCTTTTTTTCTGTTAAAGCCATATACCCTCCTTTAACATATTTTTGAAAACTGATTTTTTCTTATAAGTGAGAGGGCGGGCGGTGTCCGTAATTTTTTGATTTTTAAGAAACACCTCCCCCCCCGATCATCCCATGATTAAATCTCTGTAAATTTTGTAAAATTTCTCTTTTGGCAAAACTTCTAAAAATCCATCATCCTTCAGAAACACAACATCATTAAGATCTGCTTCAACATTAAAGTTCTCGGTCTCTACTTGTATCTTGCTACCACCGATCATTATCTTGTTCTCTTGGTGCATCTTCTTAAACCAAGTGGGCAAGCTAGCCCAATTTTGTTTTGCTCTTAATAGAAGTGCTTCTACATGCCAAGCGTCAACCTGTTTCTCTATCGTGATACATTTCATTGTCTACTCTCCTTCAATGTCTTCTCTTTATGGCATGGTACACACAAGCTCTGTAGGTTTGATTCATCATCATTGCCACCTTGTGCAATATTAACGATGTGATCTAACTCAAGCTCCATGGTGACTACACCACAGCATTGGCATGTGTACTTATCTCTTAGGTGTATCTTTGCCTTGAGTCTACGCCAAGGACGACCTCCACGACCTGAACCCCAATTGTTCTTACTTGAGGCACGTTGTATTTGCAATCTCGGCTTGAGTGTTTGTAGTTTCATTTGGATTCTCAAAGTCTGGAGTCAATCGGATAAGAACTTCTGCCACCTGATCAACACCTACTGTAGTCTCAACAAAGCTAACACCTGCCAAGTAACTACCATCACTTAGCTTTACCTTTGTTCCTTTTGCAGATTTACCACCTGCATATTCAATATTCGCAACACTTAATTGCTTGACCATGATTCACCTCAATCCAACGTCTTATTGCTGTACGCCACAACAGGCTCTTGCTCACTAAGCTGCATTAGCAACTCATTGTTCTGTTCCAGTGCTGCCAGTATCACCTGATCCTTCTGTGCTACCTGCTGAATCAGTGTTGTGTTCTGCTCCACTATCTGAGTGAGCAGCTGTAGTATTTCTTTGTTTCCGCAACTGCAATCTTTCTTTGAACAGTTCGAATTGTTGTTTGATCCAGTCACGACGTTCCTCACATCCTTTACAGGCCATAACGACACCCATTAAAAAACCCTCCGAAGAGGGTATTATTTCATTCTTCAAATGTTTCTGATCGTCCACCAGTTATACTTTCAGGCCTCTGGCGAACATTGAAAAGATATTTAATATTCAGTTCAAAACCGCGCTTGAACTTAAATACCACTACTTTTTGATTGATAAATTCATACTCAACTAGACCATATTTTTCTTTGTTGTCCTCTAAGAAGGCTTTATATGTTTCTAGTGTTGGCTTTTCCATTTTTTATACTCAATGATTAGTTAAGTTGTTCTTATATCAAGTAATGTCTGAGTATTGCAAATCATCAGGAGATTTAAGAAAAACACCTAACTCTTTAGTCGCATAGGCTTGGATTAATCCCATGTATTCAGAGAACTGCTTTGTGCTTAGTCTTGTTGTAGACGTTTCTCTAATTACACCATTGGCCACTGCTTCATATTGTTCTGACTCTGATTGCTTGAGCATTGTGATTGCATGGCACATCTCGGCATATTCTTCATCATCACGCCTTAAGATGTGAATTAAGAACTTCTTTTTAAACTCAAAATGACAATCTTCTTTGTCCTGCCCTGTCTTATTCTGTATTTCCTGCATCCAATCCCAATACAAAGCATTTTGATTTAATGAACGCTTGGTGCTTTGAGGCTTAATAGTAACAACCAACGGCTTCCCTTCACTCGCTGCCTTTGCGTGATTAGTATTGAGATAGCCAATTACATAGTTGATGTCAGAATGGTTTTTGATGACGAATCTTGGTTCCATTTTGACCTCGCAATAAAAAACCACCCGAGGGTGGCTAAGCTTCTTTATTCACTAATAACAAAAATTCTTCTAATGAGTATTCAGTAATACGATACCACTCATTATCAACTGTCATGACAAACCATGCTTCAGGATTACATGGTCCTTCCACAATTTCTTTCTTTAATAATTTTACTTCTTCAGTCTTAATTACCATCTTGCTATTAATTTGTATAAGCATCAAAACACCTCATCATCTTTAAGATTAAGCATCCGCTCAGTTTTTTCTAACATTGCATCAAACCAGATAACTGCTTGCTCTCTTGTCATTGTTAAAAGTTGGTCGTATTCGATATGGTGTTGCCTGCAAAGCGGGATTGTTTTTGAGTCACAAGCCTTTAATCCCATACCCTTATTGTGAGCGCCCTGATTGCTGTGTGCTGCATCTACTGGAGTTCTACCACACATAACACATGGCAATTTTCTTATTGCAGCAAGTCGCTTTGCATCACGCATAAAGATTGCTTCTAATGTTCTTCACTTGTTCTTTGTGTCGCTTAATCTTAGCGTCAATTTCGACCATTTCTTTTGCCGTCATCAAACCGCGTGAAAGATTTTGAAGCTTTTCTATTTCATTGCACAAAGCATTTAAATTCTTCTTCGCTTCGATTGTGTCCATATACAATCCTGTTTTTAACTTAGATGAAGTGAGCAGCTCATCAACTTTGAATGCACTCCTGTGCCAAGAGGTCAAATCATCGTTGCACACTTCTCTAAATAAAAAGCCCCGCCAAAGTAGGGCATAAAAGAAAACCTCCCGAAGGAGGTCTAAATCTAATGAAAACTATTTTGAGAAGGCTTTCTCGACATCTGCAATGTTAATGTTCATTCCGGGTTTTCGAGAAACCACTTCCAGAAACTCAGGCGAAAAGTCTTCAACTACTCTTTGCCCATGTTCATTCATACCTTCACATGTAGCCCACTGCTTTGTAACTTCAATAACTTTAAAGTTAAATGGATAATTTGAGTGCTTCACAACATCACCACGACGCAACATAGACATATACAAACCGCATTAAAAATCAATAAAAGAAGCTTGATAATGCGGCATGTTGGCTAGAAATGCAACGACTTGATTTAATATAAGTCATTGTATTCTCAATAGTTAATCATATTTTATCTTTCCACACTTCCTGCATTCTTTGATTCGGTCTTCGTTATAATCCAACTCATATTCCCAAACATGTATGCAAAAGATCTGCTTAATGATTCGGAGCATGTGAACCTCCAAAAAAAATAGCCCTATGTTTAAGCATCGACTAGAAATCCAGTCCAGCACATCGGAATCCAATGTTCTAAGCTTGTAGGACATAAAAGCAAAAAGCCCACGATTAAGTGAGCTTTTGAAATAAGGCAGTGAACCACATACACTACGGTCACTATAACATGAATATATCAAAGTACACCCTGACTTTCAAGCTCCTATTATGCGACTTTTGAATTGATATTTAGTAGCCAAGCGAACCATGCCTAACATTTTGTCGCGAGCTACTGAGAATTCAGACACTCCAAGCTTCTTAGCAATTGTCTCCTCTGACTTGAATTCAACATAAAACATTATGACAATTCTCATCCATTGCTTTGTTTTAGTTGTTTCATTCTGCATTAAGTGAGTAAGCATATCTGCCACTGCATCGGCATGCTCATCATTGATTTTACATAGTGGGGCAACACGTTGACGACGATCAACTACAACACCATTAGCAGTATCAATCAAATGACCTAGTACACTTGATTCACCAAGACTAAAATAATGATCATCCAACAATAACCATGACCCATATTGCTCTAAATGCCATTCAATTGGCTTCTCATGCCAGTTGATTGCCACTGAGAAATGTTTTCTTTTCAATTGTGTATTCACTGCCGCATTCATACCGTCACCCTAATCGTCTAGTTCTGCTTTGTTTATAAGTATTGAGTACATTTCTTTTGAATAGTTTGAGATTGGGAACTTCTTGCCTATTAGCTCTGCAAACTCATCATCAATTTTTCGAACAAGATCCATATATTGAATCTGCTTTTCATCAGTCTCGCCTGTAGGCCATTTAGGTGTCTTAGCTTGGTATTCCTCTGCCCATGCTTTGACTTGCTCGGCCTTGTCTTCAAAACGTGTGCGAAAGAAAGCATGAAAACCTCCTTCGTGTTGTTCGTATGTCCCAACTTCGTAAAAGACCATCACGCCACCTCAAATCATCAAATACTTTTTAATTTCATCTATGGCTTCATCTGCAGAAGACCTTGATGAGCTTAAGAAAAGAGCAAGAACCAAGTGTCAGCACTGCAACAAGATGACTGCTATTAACTTAAAGAATTTCAAATTTACATTAATTGGGTGATGACATGACAGATTTGAATAAGGAAAGAGAGGCTTTTGAGAAGCTTTCGGAAATTGCAGAAATACTGAATGAGGAAAAATCTCATTTTAATGGTGATTTTTACGACTTACCATTCAACTCATGTGCAGAATCATTTATCAATGGAGCTTGGTATGCATGGCAAGAAAAAGCCAAAGCTCAGGCGGTGCCAGAACACATCATCACCCTTCAACGAAATGGCGAAGTGTTTAAGTTTGATTTGTTGGACTTACTACGTAGATCACTTAAAAGTTCAAAGGTTTTGAAGACACGTGAAAACTGGTCACATGTTTCTAAAATGGTCGGGCTTGGCTCTACAACAGCAACTCTTCTATGTAAGGAAATGAATGTAGATCCAGATGGAACGGTATTTGTAGCAAGCGAATCGGGAGCTAAGGGATGAGTGAATCAATTTTTTATACCATTCCAAGAGAATGCCCAAATTCTAGATATGAGCTGGAATTCAAGGATATCGAAACATGGCTGGAGCAAAATTTGGAGTTTGTTGGCACTGAGTGTGCCCAAGACTATTTTGACAATCATGATGGGTGGGAATCTTCATGGCCTTTAGAGATTCGCGTCTTTAAGGATGAAAACTCTATGGAGCCGATAGCATCACTTATTGTTGAGATGGAAATGGAACCACGTTTTAGTTCAAGTGTTAAAGCGGAAAGTAAGGAGGGGTGAAATGACAGCAATTGCTAATATTGGTAGTAACTTTGTTGTAGCGTTACCACCATCAGAAATTTGGCTTAATGATTTACAAGCAGCAGAATATTTGGGCTATAAAGATGTTCACTTCAAGGCAGCAGTTTGCTGCCTGCCAACCTTCCCTAAACCGCGCTATGTTATTAAGTGCGGTCAAGGAAGACGATGGAACTTGGCAGAGCTATCAAACTGGTTGAATGATCAATCGGATGATGAGCCAAAGAAAGGAAGACCACGCAAACGGGGCTAATCTAGCCTCGTTGCAATTTCGCTTGCAGTAGCATTGTAATAGACCATCAAGCTTCTTAAGTCTTTATGCCCAATCATACGGGCCAAGTCTAAAACTTCTAATTTCCTTGCAAGGCGTGTACAAGCTTCATGGCGTGTGTCATGAAAATGCAAATCAGTAATTTGGCACCTATCCCTTAATTTACGCCATAGCGTATCAAAGCTTTGGGAATTACAAGTAAAGACCTGCTTTTTATCAAGACCTTTTAATAAAGTAAGCAACTCAACTGCACGCTTAGATAGTGGTACATTTCGTTTAGTACCATTCTTTGTTTCATTTAAAACTAAATATCTATCTTTTAAATAAACACGATCCCAAGTCAAGCCAACAATCTCACCAGCGCGCATAGCTGTCTCAATCGCAAAGAGAAAGGCAATAATAATTTGCTGCGTAGAGTTTACCGGGACATTGTTATTCCAATTTGCTGCAAGACATAATCTATCAATTTCATCTTGAGCAATTCGCCTATCCCGATGTTTAGAAGGTGGCGGCAAAGTCAAGTCGGCCATTGGAGACTCTTTAATCCACTTCCATTCTTTCCGGGCAACGGTAAATAAAGAAGCTAAAATATTTGCTTCACGTCGGACAGTAGCACCCTGCACTTCTTTTAATCGGGAGTCACGCCACTGGACTAAATCGTCAGTAGTAACCTTGGCCAATTGTTTTTGGCAAAGCTTTTTATACTCGCGTTTAAAGAAGGCCATTCGCTTGACTTCATTCTCATGAGTTTTCTTTTTAACACTCACTTCACTTAAGTAGCGTTCAATAGCTTCTAAAAAAGAGTGATCTGGTAATTTGCCATGTGATTGTTCGCGTAACTGAGTCTCGCGTTTAGATGCCCAAGCCCTAGCTTGAGCTTTTGTATCAAAGGTTGCACTTTCGCGAATTCCGTTTACACTTATCTCGGCTCGCCATGTATCGTTGCGTTGTCTAAATGAAGCCAT